TTAGCTGGAGCGGATGAAATCCATGAGCTGATTAACGACTTCAACACGTTGATTATCGTTGATGTGGGTATACATATCAAGGGTAGTTTGAACATTATTATGACCTAATCTGTCCGAAATAATTTTGGCTGTAATACCAGCTTCAAATAGGAGAGAAGCGTGCGTATGTCTAAACCCGTGAGGCGAAATTTTTTTAAGATTATTGTGTTTACGAAAGAATCTTAAAAGTTTCACTTTCATAGTTGCAGCTAAAAGCCATCCCCCGCCATTGTTCGTAAAAATATAATTCGAATCATGTTTATAAGGCACACCAGCCTGGAAATATTCTTTTATTTGCTGTCGTTTCCAGAGTTTTAATACATTCAGAGTTTCATCATCTAAGGTGATAACCCTCTTACTCCTTTTGGTTTTAGGATCCTGAACAGTTTGTTTTTTACCAATCACGACAGCCGTGCGAGAAATGCTTAACAACTTATTTTCAAAGTCAACATCTGACCACATGAGGCCAATTGCTTCTCCAGTTCTCAATCCAGAAAAAGCGAGTAAGTGGAAAAAAGTGTAGTCTACTGGTTTACAATTTGCTTTGTAAACTTTAAGAAACTCGGTTAGTTCCTGTTTTGTATAGTAGTTTTCTTTGCCCTTTAATGGCCTATTTTTAGGCTTGATAATCTTGTCTAAAGGATTTGACTTAATGATGTCAATAGAAGTGGCATACTTGAAAATACGGCTGATTACAGAGTAGTAATTGGCATATAGGATATAGCGATTACTTAACTTGATAGCAACCTTCTGACAATAAGCTACACTGATCTGTTGAATCTTCATATCTGTAAAATATGAGTCAATCATAACATCAAGTTTCTTCTTAGTATTCTGATAAGTTGTTGGTTTCACAGTGCTTTTATAGCTATCAAGCCATAACTCAGCGACTTCAGCAAAAGTAGGGTTCTGGAAATCTTCATTGTTTGAAAAACCATTTTCTTCAACATCTAAGAGAAGGTCACGTTCGGCTGCTTTAGCTTCTTTAATGGTTTTAAACCCACGTCGTGTTGTGCGTTTTTCTTTTCCAGTAGCAGGGTCTATGCCCAGATATGTTTGAAAGAGATATCTAGTTTCTCCTTTTTTGGTAATATATTTTTTTATCATAAAAAGTCCTTTCTTTTCGATTGCTTGCCCGCATAGTTGAAAAGGTGTAGAACTTATGATAAACTAAAGTTGTATTTTTTTATCGTCCTTTCCATTGCTTGCTTGATGGAAAGTTGAATCCTCACACTCAAAGATGGCTGTCGGAGAGTGTGGGGATTTTTTGAGTTGTTTCTAATGTTTTAGATAGATCTAAAAAAGCCTCCTCCAACTAAATGGAGAAGACTTCTTCCGTATCGGTCCCCGTAGAGATCCCGACGCTTTTCTCTTTAATTATCTCCATTTTACTGTATTGTTTAATTTCTGTCAAACGTCAACTTATTCTTGATTAAAAAAGAAAAAGTCAACAATAGAGAATTGCTGACTTTTTCTATAAACCCAATTGTGTGAGCCAAGGGCGAACCTTGTTTCTGTATAACGATAATATCATTATTACTTCAAAAAGTCAATGCATTTTATAAAAATAGTTTCAAAAAATTTTTTTATTTTAGATTCGGACTTATTAAATGTAGAAACGTTCTGCGAATATTTCTCAACAATTAAATCAGCTTCAATCAGTCGTCTCTGGTTTAGTTCATCGGAACATAATTTTTTATGAAGATAAAATAAATTGATGATGTCAATGATTTTTGGATAATGAACTGAGGCGAGATTTATCTTCATTGTATTTGCATAAGATTTTGTTTTAGGGTCTGGTTGCCTTATGTGATCAGCGCGGTCAAAAAGATTTATTAAAAAAACATTATTATGAGCGCAAGAATTTCTAATATTTTTAATTAATTTGTGCTGAGTAGTATACAGAGGGTCTGTTTTCAGTTCTGACTTCTTTATATATAAATCAGCAATCGTAGTAAAATCACCATAACTTACAATTTCTAAAAATACCCAAATAGATAAATCTGTTCTTTTTTGAAACATATCTTTTTTATATTTATTTAAGCGAAATTGTTCAATTATATTTGAAAATTTTTCAGGGTATTCATTTTTAAATTCTTCAATTATGGAGTAACCATCTTCTTTGTCGTCCTCTGTAAGAAGCGTCATAAACTTTGTTTTTAACGAATGTTCTACATCTAAACACATTAATAATAATAGTTCACGTAACCGAACATCTAAAGAAGCGCAAATCGTTAAATCTAAGAAATCTAAGTTATCGTACTTTCCTTTGGAATTTTTAGGGAAATTTTTTCTGTAACTAGTGATTTTATAGTAGTAACTTCTGTTTTTAAGGTAATCAATAAGTTGGTCTTTAGAATGGTTGTTAGTAGTAATATTTTTATCTGAAAATTTTTTGTACAATTTTTCAAAATCGGATTTAGTTTTTTCCATTTTTCCTCCTTTCTGCTACATGCCAGCTATTTCCAAAATGGAAACAGTTGGCAGCTCGTCGGATAATAAAATAAGGTGTACCTCTTAGAAGCACACCAGACGATTTTATCCTTGACGAACAAGGCTTTTTTACATTCTTAGTGTATTTCTTTTTTTAATTTCTGTCAAGCAGTTGTTTCCAAAATGGAAACAGTTGGTTTTATTTCTCTCTATACTCCCCGACTACTGCGAAAATCTTGATGTGTGTATCTTCGGCTGGTGGGAAGTCTAGGATGATGTCTTCGTACTTGTCATTGAGCGACACTAGGCGTAAGCGTCCGTTTTCGGTATATATTTTCTTGAAGTAAGAACGGTCTCCGTATGCGATAACTGCTAGGTCTCCATTATAGGTAGTTAGTCCCTTGTCTACTAAATAAAGAATGTCTCCGTCTTGGTAGTCAGGTTGCATGGAATCTCCACTCACCTTAGTAGCAATGTCGTGACGTGGCGGTTGCTCGTCAACCTCTATAGTCTCTCTGTCTGTATCGTCGTAGCCAAATCCATAGTTAAATCCAGAAGCTGCTGCCGTCTCAGATACTACCTCAACTTGATACAAACTGACAACTTCCGATACTTCGTTTATCTTCGTTTTTCTTTGTTTCTCTTGCTCATCTCGTAATTTTTCAGCGTATGTGATAACTTTTCTTTGTCCATTCGGTTCTAGTTGGTCGTAGATGGTTTGGATAGGGGATTTTGAAAGAACAGCTGGAGTAGCGTTGATTTGAATTTCTTGATCATCATCAAGCATATCAATCAAATCTTCTGTAGAAATTTGCATTCCTTTAGCAATTTTTTCTATTGTGTCATAAGATGGGACGATGGGCTTTTTCGATTTTGGATGTTCATTTTTTTCAAGCATAGAAATATATCCTTTTGTTAAATCAGATAATTCACAAAAAGAATCCATTGATAATTTATGCTCAGTTCTATATGATTTTAGTAATTCTCCTAACTTCATTTAAAAACCCCTTTCTATATATTGTTTAATCTATTATACATCTTTAGATAAAAAAAGTAAATCTTTTTGTTTAACACGCTTGATATTTTATGTTTAACGTGTTAAACTATAATCAAGCTTAAGGAAAAGGAGGTAAGGCAAATGATGGAACACATCATAAAAAGCCTAGCAACCAAGGACACTGCAACCGTCATTTTGGTACTAGGCTTAATCAGAGAAGCTCGTTTGTGGCACAAACAAATCTTAGAACACAAACGTAAGCTTCAAAACAAAAAGTAGAGAAAGGGGCAAAAGCCCCAACCTCTACTTGATAGTGTACCATCATTTGCCGTAAAAAGCAATGAATGAAGAAACTGGATTGATAATCCTAGCAGGATTTGTGATTGTATCTTTTACTATCCGTCAGATAGTGAAGTACCGATGTGATAAAAAAGATAAGGAGTAGGAAGGAGGAAGTTATAATGAGCGATATAGATCTTGTTTTTTATGCCTGTTCACTTGTTGTGATTGCGTCGAATCTTGTTTATTTTTTCGTCGGGATCCGAAAGGTTTCGGAGGGGCACTCACGGCTTCTCGTAGTTCTTCCATTATTTCATATTGTGTTCTGGTTAATTTGGATATCTCGTTGGACAGGTAAGTAAATGTATCAATAATTGAATTAGATAATGCTTTCCGATTTTCTTCGATTTTGTCAGTTGAATGGAGCGATTTCAAATAGATTTCTACTTGAGATACTATTTCTTGAGTTCTATCTGCCAACAATGAAGAGAAAGCAAGTCTATAGAGTTTTTCGATATCGTAACGATTGAGATTATCATTTTCAAGTTTAGCAATTAAACGAGAAGATAATTCACTATTTTGTTCTACGAATTCAATGATTGTACCTTTTCTATACTCTAAAATTTCATGTTGTTTTTCCAATGATTTTATTTTGAGGTCGTGTCTATTGTTTATGACAGAAATCAAGATACTTATAAATGGAGTGACGATTGCTGCGAAAGCTGTAGCGACTATGCTTATTAGAGTTATCAAATTTTGAGGTATTTCCATTATGTTTCTCCAATCGTTTTATTTTGATTATACCATATTTGAAAGGGGGTGAGGAGAAATAAAATGAGACCAAGAAAATATCCGTACAAACAAAAACCACCCTTTCCTTCGACAAAAAGAGTGGGAAAAGCAATCAGAGAGCTTGAAGCGCTGAAAGAGCACTATCTTAGCTTGCCTGATGAGTTGAAACCTAGGGCAAAAGCGCTAGTCGGTGAACAATCATACTACGTTACTGATTATGACCTTGAGATTGTTTCATTCGAACTAAGACTTCGTTTTCGTGAGCTGCTAACATTCTTCGAACAATGTCCTTAACTTCACGGACTTTTACTGGCTCGAAAGTATGATTGTCATCACGAACTAGCTCAATGAGTTCATCAATCATTGCATCAATAAAAGGGCTATTTGCCATAACATCACCTCCTTTCTAGCTTTATTATAGCAGAATTGCGAGGAACAAATAGAAAAATAAGGAGGTAGGAACGTGCAAGGAGAACGTTTAAAAAAATGGCGTGAGACAGAGAAAATGTCTCAAGAGGAACTGGCAGAGAAGTCAAATGTTTCTCGAACAACAATACATCTGATTGAATCAGGTCAGTCGTCAACAGTAAAAATTAGAACACTTCAAAAATTAGCAGTAGTTTTTAATAAGCAAGTAAAAGATTTTTTTTAAAATAAATGTTTAACAAATTAAACAAACAAAAGAAAGGAACATCATGAACAACGCAGCGCAAAAAGTAACACGGATTGACAAAGATGCCTGGGAGATCGCTACGGAGCTGGCGAACGAGTACGGCGTATCTATTTGTCACATCATCAGCGAGAGCGTCCGCTACTGTGCAGAGAATGCCGAATTTAAGGAGATGGACGTTGTCGTTAAACGGTTGGTAGTCGGCAGTAAGGTGCTGAAGTAGGAGGGGAAAATGAGAGAAATCATACTCAGTGCCATAGTATCATCAATAATTTCAATACTGATGATGACTATTCAAATAAAGATGATAAAAAAATGGCTTGCCGATTTTTTCGACAAGCAAGATGAATGGTTAAAAACACATTTTGAAAATTTAGTCAAAAGATTGTTTTTATAAACAGACATTATAGAAATCTTCGCCTAAAGGTGTAATATCTATAATCCCTTTTGCTACATGTAATTTTTCGTTGTTTTTAGCATTGATATACGATGTTTTATAAGCTGTGACTAAAGGGTTGCTTTCAAGTAATGTGTATTTTTCTTTTTTCGAAAGCCAAGTTATGAAATCAACTTTAATCAAACCTAATCTTTCAAGGTTTGTAATAGAGGAAGCATTTCTATCAAAATCAAACATTGAATTATCAAGTGACGATTCTATTTCACCATCATGAGGAATAAAAATTAGTGGTTTTAAAAGGCTCTGACCCCCTGTTTCGAATTCCAGCAAATACTTAGCGACAGGACATCGTTTTCTTTGAGCAATAAACTTCAAATTCCTAGCATCTAAAGGACTGAGCTGTTTAATAATTTCAACAAAAGAATGATGCAATAACGAACTTTTTGAAGAATCAAATGATGCCGCTAATAGTGATGCAAAAATTTCTCGTATATCTTCTTCCTCGATATAAAATTTTGATGCTTCCAATGCAGGTCCTAATATACTCATTTTAGGTTCTTGTATATTTTCTACAGGTATTTGTTCGACTTTCTCAGTTAGTGATTCAATGTACTTCTCATTATCATATTTACGTTTTTCATTTTTTCGTAATAGGAAACTATCAAGAGAACCAAAAACATATTTCCATGCTTCATTAAAAGTGTTAGCAGGAGCCTCAGCTCCCTTTGTAGCCATAGTTGTTGCAAACGCAGTTAAGATTGTAGGTAACAAATCAGCCATAATACACCTCGTGTTTTTATTTTAATTATACCAAATTTAGAAAGGAATTTTATGAACGAAATTTTTAATTTTCACGGACAGGAAGTCCGTACAGTGATGTTTGACGATGAGCCGTGGTTCGTTGGGAAAGATATAGCAGAGATTCTTGGATATGTAAATTCAAGAGATGCTCTGGCAAAACACGTTGATGAAGATGATAAGCTGACGTCGCAAATCGCGACGGCAGGTCAGATGAGAAATCAGACAGTTATCAACGAATCAGGTCTCTACTCTCTCATCCTATCCAGCAAGTTGCCTCAAGCTAAGGAGTTCAAGCGCTGGGTGACCTCAGAAGTCTTGCCAGCTATTCGTAAGCAGGGCGGATTTATCCGCGAGGATTTGGATGAGGATGCCTTTATTGCTCTATTCACTGGCCAGAAGAAATTGCGTGAGCAACAGGCTACCATGCTGGAAGATATCGACTACCTCAAGAGTGAGCAACCGATTCATCCAAGCCATGCTCAGTTGCTCCTGAAGAAGCGTAAGGTTAGGGTTGTGGCATGCCTAGGTGGTATCGATAGTCCAGCTTATGCGGATAAGACTTTCGCTCAGTCAGTCTTTAGACAAGCTGAGATTGACTTTAAAGAACACTTCAATATTAGTCGCTATGACCTGCTACCCAAGAAGCATGTGGACGCTGCTATAGATTACTGGTTGACGTGGGAACCAAGCACCAATACCAAGATGAAGATTATGGAACTGAACGCATTTAGTCAAGCGTAGGGGTAGGCATGGAAGATAAAATCATCGAACTTGCTGATTACTTCATCAGCGAATCCACAACGTACAGAGAAGCTAAAATAGCGTGTGAGAAGCTATTGAAACAAGTCAGCCATGAGATTGAACTCAGGGCCATGGAAAGTAAAACAGTTTGACAACAACGCAAAAAAAGCCTGACGGAAATCAGGCGCACACTTAAATTATTAAAACCATTATATCACAAAAATGCTTGCCCGCATAGTTGAGAGGATGTAAAAAATGGAAGGTATAACGCTACAATTACGATTGGATGGCGAAAGTGCTGAATTGTTCACGAATCAATTATTGGCCTTTGCTGAAAAGCAGGTCAAGGAGCAGTTAGAGAATGATCGCATGCCAATCAATCAACAGGCTTTGATGAAGAAGTTTGGCTTCACTCATGGCTATATTAAGAAGTTAGAACGTAAAGGATTAAGATTTCGTAAGCAAGGGAAAGATATTATGTACGATATCAATGATGTTTATGAGATTTTAGAGTTAGAAAAAGAAGTACGAAAATTAAGAGCATAAGGAGATAAAAATGTTTGAACCACCGATTTTAGACCAGTTAATGGGCGTTGGAGCCCTGCTGATTGGATTTGCAGGGGCTTGCCGTCATATCAAATTGCAGGAACAACGAGAGGAAGAAGAGAGACGAGAAGAGCAAGAATTTGCGTCTATGATTATCCAAGGCTATAACCATGCATACGAACGTGGTAGAGAGGACAAATGGCAAGAAATTCGCAAGAATATTCGCAGAGAGTTCAAAGGATTCACATATGACAACGAACCGCCTGTAGGTTTACGACCAGAACCTCTAGCCTTGCCAGAACCTAAAATGCACATTTTGAAGTGAGGAGGTCAGGAAATGGAAGAATTGATTGAATGGCTGGATAACCTGACTATGATTGTTAAAGAACTGAAAGGAAGGGAATCAGCTTCAAGACATTTTATTACGATTTGGGAAAATGATTACAAAAATCTATTACTAGTCAAAGAATACATAACTGACTATGAGAAATTAACAAAGGACTATGAAAAAATTGTTAAGGACTTTGAAAAACTGACAAAGGACTATCATGATGTGGTCTCTCAAAATCGTCTGATCAAGCTTGAAAAACTAGAGTTAGAAGGCAGGTACATCTATGAGGATATGCGGATGAAATACCGTGCGAATCGTAGGAAGTGGGGGGCTCGGTATGTCTGAAATCAAGTGGATAAAAATCACAACGGATATTTTTGACGATGAAAAGATTTGCCTGATTGATGCCTTGCCTGATCCTGATGCCATCTTAGTGATATGGTTTAAGATTTTGACACTTGCTGGAAAACATAACAGTAATGGTTTGTTGATGATGACTGATAAGGTTCACTATACAGATGAAATGTTAGCTACTATTTTTCGTAGACCATTGAATACAGTAAGAATGGCTATTGGAGTTTTTGAACAGTTTGGGATGATTGAGATTATCGATGGTATCATTAGCTTGCCAAATTGGGAAAAACATCAAAACGTTGACGGAATGGAGAAAATCAAGGAACAGACACGCAACCGTGTAGCCAAATACCGTAAAAAACAGAAAAATCTTGCTCTTGGTAACGTTACAGGTAACGTTACAGTAACGCATGGTAACGCACTAGATAAAGAATTAGATAAAGAATTAGATAAAGAATTAGATAAAGATATAGAGATAAATAATAATAAGGTGATGATTAGTTCCAGCCTCTCTGAAAATTTGAAACATAGCGGAATCCATCTAACTGATAAGTCACATCAACAGTTACTTGATTATGTAGGACTTGATGGAATGAGCTTTGATATGTTGAACCGTGCAGTAGAGAAAACTTCCGGATCACACAAACCAAGTTTCAATTATCTAATTGCCATTCTTGAAAATTGGAAAAAGAAGGGTTTCACAACAATTGAACAGGTAGATGAGGACGACCGTAAATATAAAGAGAGTAAGAACTACAACCGCTCAGGACAAGCAAAATCCAACGTTCCTGAATGGTCTCAACCTAACTATGTGAATACCACGAGCGAGGAGGATAAGAAAGAGCTGGAAAAACGGAAACGTGAATTACTTGAAAGGCTTGAGAACAGAGGTGGCTGATGTTTATTTTAAAGCATGGGACAAGAGAGGATAAGCCTTTTCTGATGTCCGCTGTTATCGGTGTGACTGGCTTGGACATTTCATGTTCTGAGGAGAAGAAAGCCATGCGGTTTGTTTCTCGTGGGGCAGCCGTACAGGTTGGTAAGGCATTGAGGGGTTCCTTTGGGAACTTTTACCCCGTCGAGGTGGAGTGATGTTAAATCTTTACTTCGTCTACAACGGGCACCGCAAGTTTTTCCTTGGAAGTTTTAACAATGTGGATGAGCTTATCGAACGGATGAAAGACCATCAATGGGCTTTCTCAGGCATTACCAGACCAAGATTCAAAAAATATATCGGAAAAGACGATGTGAGGTTTGATTATGGTGCGGTAGATTGCTATTACTTAGCAACAAAATCAACGTGCCGCGAACCACGTTAAAAGCGAGCTAGAATATGCGTCAGACTTGGACGAATGACGTATAAAGAATTTGCTAGCTCTTGTGTCTTTGAGCCATGAGGGGCAAGAGCTGGATTTTTTAAAAACAAGTTGGAGGAAGCGAAGATGATGGAAGATTTAAAGAAAAAAGTTAATGCAGTATACAACTGGACGGTAGAAGACGGGAAGCCGAAACCTCCCAAGCAAGATTTACCACAAGCAGTGAAAGACCGAGCGGACTATTTCTGGGAAATGACAGAAGATGGCATGACGTTTATGGGAGTGATGGAATGTATCTTCGCTGATGAAAAGCCTACAGACTATGATTTGGGAGCTACCAAGGATTGGTTACCAAAATCTAAGGAGTTTGATGATTGGGTTGGCTATTCGCCAAGCATGGCTCAGGTAGTTATTGCAGTTTATTTGATTTATGGAGGAAACTAAGATGAATAAGCAGGAATTGAATAAACCAGTCAAAATACCGCAGTTTGTGGCAGATTGGATTGAGGTTTGTAAAGAACATTTAACAACTAGTCTATATACTGCTATGAATCCAAACTTTATGAAAGAAAACAACCAAAGTTTCGATTTAATATTATGGATTAAAAAGACGAGCAACCAAGACCTCTTCGCCCGAGCTTGGCTGGACGGCTACGAGGTCGAGAAAGAGAAGTGGTATGTTGTGAAAGTAAAAGGGAATATCAAAGAAAATATGTTGGTATATGGAGAATTTGTGGAAAGGTATTTCTTTACAAAAAGTTCTAGTTTATACAATATTATATATTACCACACTCGCAAAGAACTAGAAGAAGCTGGTTTCGGCTGGGTGTTCGATTGCCCAGGAATTGAGATTGAGGAGGTGGAGTGATGAGTTATGATTTGGAAATCTTAGCGAAAATAGAAAACGGAGATTATATTCGTATCGCTGAACCTAGATATAGTTCTCCGACCTACAATCTCGGGAAGATGTTTAGAATTGCTATGGATTGGGATTTCGACCAAGGCACAATTTACAATGTTGCTGATATTTTTGAAAATATTCAACGTGGCATAACTGAATTGGAAAGGCAACCTGAAAAATATGTACAATATGAACCTGCAAATAAATGGGGAACAGTTAGCGATGCATTGGAGGTTTTAAAGTCACTGAAAGAGTGTATTTTAGAACAAGATATTGATACGAAATATTTATATATGAGGTGGTAACATGACACGACCAAACAGATACCCTTACACACGAAGTCAGTGGCGAGTTCTTTATAAATTTAACCATGAAACCCGTCAGAGAGAACCGTACTTATTAAATGATCTTACATTTAAAACAAAGGAGGTGGAGTGATGGAACATATACGAATACTAGACGCTTGTTGTGGCAGTCGTATGTTTTGGTTTGATAAAAATGAGAGTCATACAACTTTCATGGACATCAGACAAGAAAAATTTGAAATACATGGGAAAAAGGTAAACGTAAACCCTGACGTTGTCGGAGATTTTCGTGATATGCCATTCGATGATGAAACATTTAATCTAGTAGTATTTGATCCACCACATTTGAAATGGGCAGGTCAAAACTCAATTATGCGATCACAATATGGCCAGTTGGATAAAGTTACCTGGTCGGAAGATTTAGCCAAGGGTTTTGAAGAATGTATGAGGGTTCTAAAAGTTGGAGGTACTCTAGTTTTTAAATGGTCTGATTGTCAAATCAATGTTAAAGAAGTTCTTAAATCTGTACCTTTTAAACCATTGTTTGGGCAACAAAGAGGTACTACGCATTGGATGACGTTTATGAAATTTGAGGAGGCAACAGATTGAAACGAAAAAGCATATCTAAAACCATTAGACAAAAAGTTTTGGATAAGTATGGCGGTCATTGTGCATATTGTGGCAAGGTTTTGGACTTGAAAACTTTGAGAGTGGATCATTTGCATCCTCATTATCGAGGCGGAGAAGATAGTTTTGATAACTACATGCCAGCTTGCTATCAATGCAATTTCTACAAATCTACTCTTCTGTTAGATGAATTCAGAGAGCAGATGTCTACCTTGCACGAAAGAATCAGCAAGCCATTTATAGCAAGACTTGGGTTAGATTATGGAATTATTGAAATCAAGCCTTTTAATGGTAAATTTTATTTTGAGGAGGAGACATGAAAAGATTCATATCTATCTGGATTCTGCTATCTGCTGGATTAAATATCTGGCAGATGGACAGGATTCGAGATTTAGAAGAGAAAAAGCCGATGGTTATCTATAAGGCAGATAATCAAGGCGCTGAGATATTCGGTAAGGTCGTCGAGAAAGGAAGACATGGGAAGCTATACACGCTAACGATTCGTGACTACGGTGTGTTCGTGGTTACGAAGGAGCAGTGGGATAAAGTAAAAGTTGGGGATGAGGTGATGTTATGAAAGTTCGATTTAATGGGAAGTATAACTTCTTCTTAACCCAATTTGTCCATTTTATTGTATTGGACTATCTCTGGGAGATACTTGAAATTATCATCTTAGGTGGAGTGAGAGGGAATTTGGCAGATTCCATTATGCTTGCTCTGATTTGTGTCTATATTGCATGGATTTTAGATAAGGAGGAATGAAACAGATGACTACACTAAAAAATGTAAAACAATGGTTTATCGACCGCGACCTTGAAAATGGTGGACGACTAGACAAGCAGTCACTAAAACTTAGCGAAGAGTTCGGTGAGTCAATTCAACTAAAGATGCTTTTCTATAAAAAACTTAGAAATCTTACTACAGATCGTTTCTTGACTTTTAGAGAATCTGACTGGAAGTTCTTTATCCGCGACCTGGTCAACGAATTTGTGCATTAGAAAATTAGTGAGGAGAAAAAATGAAACCAGAAAAATTTGACAATGTAAACAAACCAAGTCACTACCAAGGTTCAAAGATATTTGAAGGAAAAATTATTTGAAATAGAAATGAGGTAAGAGATGCCTTTTTTTCCAGGAATCAACGAAGCAAAAACGAAAGAAAATGCCAAAAAAATTCTAAAAGGCTATCCTCGCTGGCGTCGTGTTGCCAATGACAAAAATGGTCAAAAGGTGACGACTACATACTCTTTTATGCCTCGCAATCCAGGAAGCGACACGACTAGTCAGGTTGAGAAGCTTGCTATCAGAAAAGTAGATGCAGAGATGGAGCTAGATGCTATTGAGCAAGCGGTCAGCGAGCTACATGATCCTTACTATCGTAGAATCATATATGAAAAGTACATGGTTTGGCATCGAAAGAAAGATGAAACGATATACAATGAACTTGCAATCTCAGAGAGTTCATATTACGAAATTCTTGACAAAGCTCTATTAGCATTTGCGGAACTCTATAGAAATGGAGAGCAGGTCGTAATTATGGAGTAAAAGCGGAGTAAGTCAAGAGTAAATACCAATTTCAATGTGCTAAAATGGTATTATCGAATAATAGACAAAGGCAGGCACACCCTGTCTTTTTCTTTGAGTTTGGAGGTGATATCGTGAAAAAAGTAGAACCAATCCGTGATCTAGACGATATCGAACGAATCAAAGATTACTTGAAAAACAAAAGTGACAGAAACTATGTTTTGTTTATGTTTGGAATCTACTCTGGTCTAAGAGTGAGCGATATAGTACCTCTTCAAGTTAAGCAAGTGATTGCAGACAGGATTGAACTAAGAGAGAAGAAGACTGGGAAGATAAGGCATTTTCCAATCAGTCCCCCTTTAAGAAAAGAAATAAATAGATACATAAAAGATAATCAATTAGCAGAGTACGATTATCTATTCCCAAGTAAAAAGAAAAAACGAACGGATGGTGTTCGTATCACTCATATCGGAAGAGTAGCAGTATATCAAATACTACAGGATGCAGCTAAGCATGTAGGATTGAACCACATAGGTACTCACTCGATGAGGAAGACTTTTGGCTATCATCACTATAAAAAGAATGGTAATGTAGCTATTCTTCAAAAGATTTTTAATCACTCTACACCAGATATCACACTTGGTTATATCGGTTATAGTCAGGATGAATTAGATGAAAGTATACTATCATTTGACTACTAAGTAACCCGTCTATTTTACATAATGAGAAAATGTAAATTAGTTTTTAGAAAAACATAGTGAAAGCCTTGGTACTCTTGACTTTAAAGTTGTTTAATTTTATTTAACAGAATATAAGATATGTTAAATATACGAGTGTGTCAGAGACTAGAAAAACTCCCCCTAAATCATAAAATTTTAGCCCCTACCTACTAAAAAGAAAGGCCCCTCCTTAGATGAATACCCCCAAGGACAGACCGGACCGGAGCGGTCCTCACAGAGTTGCTTTTGAAAAGAATAAAAATATTATTCTCAAAACAAAAAATACTTGTGGGATTTGTGGACTCCCCGTTGATAAATCATTGAAGTACCCACATCCTCTATCTCCGGTCATTGACCATGTTATTCCAATCAATCGCAATGGTCATCCGTCAGATATTCGTAACTTACAGCTTGCTCACTGGCAATGCAACAGACAAAAGTCTGACAAGCTTTACACTGATGATAGATCAGCCAATGCTACTGTTGTGGGTAACAGGAACTTGCCGCAGTCCAGAGACTGGACTAGGTATAGAGCTTGAAGTCTTAATGAAAGAATTAAAATTTTTTTGTAAAAAAGAAAATAAAAAAAATATTTAAAACTCGAAAAAATAACAGATATGTGTGAAGTAGATCCTAGCTGAGTATAGGAGGGGGGTATCCCCCTCCCACTAGGCGCTCGCGAGCTTCACGCCGTCACTGTACATTTTTTCTCGCGCCAAATCATCACAAAGAAAGGAGAACGGTTTGGAATTAAGAGGAATTGACTATCTTAGGAGGAAGTTGAATCTCTATCAGAGCAGAGTCAATCTGAGGTACAATCATTATGCGATGCAACACTATGAAGCGCCGACAGGAATCACAATTCCTGCACATATCAGGGTAAAGTATCAAGCTGTTCTTGGTTGGGCTGCAAAGGGAGTTGATAGTCTTGCAGATCGTTTGATTTTCAGGGAATTTGCTAATGATGATTTTAATGTTACAGAAATCTTTGATCGTAACAATCCTGATATTTTTTTCGATAGTGCCATTTTAGCTGCACTGATTGGTTCGTGTAGTTTCGTCTACATTTCGAAGGGTGAAGATGATGAGGTGAGATTGCAAGTCATTGAATCAAGTAATGCAACTGGTGTCATTAATCCTATTGCTGGGTTGCTTGTAGAAGGTTATGCAGTTCTGGCTCGTGATGGTTACAATCGTCCAACACTTGAAGCCTACTTTGAGCCTAATGCTACTCACTTCGTTCCGAAAGATGGGGAGCCTTACTCGGTTACGAATAAAACTGGTATTCCTCTGCTGGTTCCGGTCATTCATCGTCCTGATGCGGTTCGTCCTTTTGGTCGGAGTCGTATCACCAGAGCTGGTATGTATTATCAGAAATACGCTAAGCGTACTTTGGAACGGGCGGATATCACTGCTGAGTTCTACTCATGGCCACAGAAATATATTCTTGGTCTTGATCCTGATGCAGAGCCTATGGAAAAATGGAAAGCTACTGTATCAAGCTTGTTGACGATTTCTTCTAGTGATAAAGGAGAGAAGCCGAGCGTTGGGCAATTTACTACCGCTAGCATGTCACCTTTCACAGAACAGCTCAGAACAGCTGCTGCTGGATTTGCTGGGGAAATGGGGTTGACTTTGGATGACCTTGGTTTCGTTTCAGATAATCCATCATCTGTTGAAGCCATCAAGGCTAGTCATGAGAATTTGCGTTTGGCTGGTCGAAAGGCTCAGCGCTCACTAGGTGCTGGATTGCTAAATGTCGCTTATGTTGCAGCTTGTTTGCGTGATGAGTTTCGTTATGCTAGAAGCCAATTTGTGAGAACCACAGTTAAGTGGGAGCCTTTGTTTGAGGCAGACGCTAATATGTTGACCTTGATTGGTGATGGTGTTATTAAGCTGAATCAAGCAGTGCCTGGCTATATGGATGCTGAAACCATCCGTGACTTGACTGGTATTAAAGGGTCAGACAAGCCTGCTCCAGTAGTGAAGGAGGGTACAGATGGTGGAGGATATCGTTCCGAGCCTGCTCAAGAAAATCAAGTCTGAGTTTGAAGGTGCTAGGCTAGACAGTGAGGTCTTGAAAGACTTACTGTCTAAACTGCATCATAGTAAGGCAAGTTATTTGGATGCCAATCAATATGCTATTGAAATTGGGGAGATACTTTCTAAGGCTCTGGGAGCCTCTCTAACGAACGAAACACTACCAGACGGTAAAATGTATTATAACATCGCTCAACGTGTGCTGACGGACGTTCTGGGGCGAAATTATGAGCTTGTGAGTGATTATGCTGAACAAGTTCAGAAGAATTTGAACTCTGAGGCTAAAATTGGGTTAGCTGCTCAGGTTCCTGAACTCAATCAAGACCGAATTGATGGTCTGGTTAATCGTTTAGCAAGTGAGGAAAGTTTTGATGATGTAAAATGGTTGCTTGATGATCCGATTGTAAATTTTAGTCAGAGTATTGTGGATGATAGCATTCGAAAAAATGCGGAGTTCCATCATAAAGTGGGGTTGAGTCCGAAAATCGTTCGAAGAGTTGTCGGTCATCCGTGCAAATGGTGCAAGAGTTTAGAGGGTTCATACAATTATCCAGAAGTTCCCAAGGATATATATAGACGGCATGGCAATTGTCGGTGTACTGTTGACTATCATCCTGGTAATGGGAAGAAACAGAATGTTCATACTAAACGTTGGGCAGAATCTCAAAAAAGTGCTAAAATAGAAGTATTAAAAGGTGTAGGCTTACCTGTTCAATCTGGTGCAAGAAATTATTTTCGTGATGAATCGAATGATGATATTTTGCCAAAAGATTTTATTAAAGCAGAAAAGCACGCTTATCTTACGTATGACAAAATAAAAAATAGTAATCAAGAATTAGAGAAGCGAAAAATTTACTCGAACATTGGAAAGTTTAAGGAAATGAAAGACTTTACCAAGGAAGATGTTGATATTGCTTTTAATCATGTTTTTAATGATATCCATCTTTTAAAAGACGGGGAAAGCTTATTTCATCCAGAAGTCAATATGGCAGAGTCGTGGGAGCGTCTGATTACTGGTAAGGATATCCAATCACATGATTTGATATTATTGAAACACGAGCGATTGGAGCATGATTATATGTATGTCAGAGGGAATATGGATTATGATACTGCTCATGCTAAAACAGATGAAACATATAATTATGGTAATGCTTTGACTCGATATTTGGAAAGGAAGAATAATGTTAAAATTTAATTTGATTGAAGTTGTGAACGGTTTTTACCATTACGAGGTCTTTCCTGAGGGTGATGTGAGTAGAAGAGAGATTTTTGAATTTAACCCTTCTACCCGTGAGATAAAGCGAAATGATCCCCCGAAATATGGTTTTGATTATGTGTCAAAATGCATCATAAATCTAAAAAATGAAGACGGCAGTTTGAAAGAATCAGGGCAAGTTGCTTGGTATTAAGCACCTAGAGAAATCTAAGTGCTTTTATTATGCTTAGAAAGGAGTAACAATGGGAAACACGATTGATTTTTCAGAGAAAAAGTCTAGTCTGGAGCGCGGTGCTTCCGTGAAAGAAATTTTGGAGGAAAATCTTGAGGCTAGTCATGACTACACTTCGGTATTGGTAGTTTCTTTGGATAAAGATGGTGAGATAAATCTTGGCTATAGCTGGGATAGTAGTTTGCAGGCATTGGGAATGCTAGATGTTGCTAAAAACTATATTTTGAACGTAATCAATTAAATCATCCCAGCGATAGGGTTATCATGCGGTACGATTGAAAGGAGCAGTGGATGGCTAGAAAGAAACTTGGCAATCAGAATCCTACTCAATCGGTGATTTTAAAATACGTCAAGAAAAATTCAAAAGCTAAAGAAGCGATTGAACTTTACGAACGGACTGGTCTTTCTTGCTATGCTTGGCAGAAGAATCTTTTATTACCCATGATGGCTGTTGACAAGAACGGTCTTTGGGTGCATCAGAAGTTTGGTTACTCTATTCCTCGTCGTAATGGGAAATCTGAAATCCTTTATATTCTTGAAATTTGGGGCTTGCATAAGGGATTGAATATCCTGCACACGGCTCACCGAATTTCTACATCTCATTCCTCTTTTGAGAAGGTGAAACGATACCTTGAAAAAATGGGGTATGTGGATGGTGAGGATTTCAATTCCATTCGTGCGAAGGGGCAGGAGAGGATTGAACTTTATTCAACAGGTGGTGTTATCCAATTCCGTACTAGGACATCAAATGGTGGTCTAGGTGAAGGTTTTGACATGCTGATCATTGACGAGGCTCAAGAGTACACGACCGAGCAAGAATCTGCTTTGAAATACACGGTTACGGATAGTGAGAATCCTATCACAATCATGTGTGGAACACCTCCGACACCTGTATCAAGTGGAACGGTCTTTACTAAGTATCGTGAGATATGTCTATTTGGGAAAGGGAAGTATTCTGGCTGGGCTGAGTGGTCTGTTTCTGATGAAAAGGAAATTGACGATGTGGAAGCCTGGTATAATTCTAATCCATCCATGGGATACCACTTAAATGAGCGGAAGATTGAGGCAGAGCTTGGTGAGGATAAGCTGGACCATAATATCCAACGTTTGGGATTTTGGCCAACTTACAACCAGAAATCTGCTATTTCTGAAACGGAGTGGAACGAGCTCAAGGTGGATGATATCCCAGAATTGTCTGGCAAGCTGTCTGTTGGGATCAAGTATGGCCAAGATGGAACGAACGTGGCATTGAGCATTGCTGCACGTACCAAGGATGCCCGTTTCTTTGTTGAGACAGTCGATTGCCAATCTGTTCGTAATGGTAATGAGTGGATGGTTGCTTTTCTGAGACAAGCTGATGTAGCTCAGATTGTCATTGATGGTGCAAGTGGTCAGAAGATCCTGGACGAAGAGTTGAAGGACTATAGAATCAAGAACGTGATTCTGCCGACAGTGAAAGAAATCATCGTGGCTAACGCTCTTTGGGAACAAGGAATCTATCAGAAAACCATCTGTCACGCTGGCCAGCCATCGCTATCAAAAGTAGCCACTAACTGCGACAAGCGGAATATTGGCTCAAATGGTGGCTTTGGTTATCGATCGCACTTTGACGATATGGATATTTCTTTGATGGATAGCGCTTTGCTTGCGCACTGGGCTTGTGCTACAACTAAGCCTAAGAAAAAGCAAAAAATCAGTTATTAAAATAAGCGGTCTTGTGACTGCTTTTTTTGATGCAAAAAAATTACCGAACTGCCGGGAAAGCAGGAGAAAGGAGACAAGAGAATGTCAGAATTTAAACCAATCACAACACAAGAAGAATTTGATGCTGCTATTAAGGAGCGTTTATCTCGTGAGAAAGCGAAGTATAGCGACTATGACCAGATCAAATCTCGCGTTGAAGAGTTGGAGAAAGAAAATATTGGCTTGAAGTCAACGATTGAAGCCAACAATCAAAGTAAGGCAGATGCTGACAAGCAACTTGAAGACATGCAGAAGCAAATCGCTGGTTATGAGACGGCTAGTCTGCGAACTCGGATTGCTTTGCAACATGGATTGCCTTACGACCTTGCAGATCGTTTGCAAGGTAATGATGAAGAAAGCTTGAAAGCTGATGCAGAGCGCTTGGCTGGATTTATGAAATCTAAGGAATCAATCCCGCCACTGAAAACAAATGAGCCTAGTTTAGGCGATGACAAAGATGCAGCATTAAAAGGAATGTTGCACAAAATGAGAGGAGAATAATTTATGGCAACACTACAAACAGGGGATCTTTTCCCAGTCGAAACAGTCCAAGACATTTTTAGTAAGGTAAAGGGACATTCAACCCTTGCAAAACTTACTACTCGAGAACCTATTCCATTTTCTGGAACTGAAACATTTGTATTCAATCTCGAAGGAAATGCTGAAATCGTAGGTGAAGGCAATCCTTCGAACGCTGGAAGTGCAACTATGAAACCAAAGGTAATCAAACCTATTTTGATTACTTACCAAGCACGGGTATCTGAGGAGTTTGTAAATTGTTCGGAAGAAAAACAATTATCTTACCTCAAATCATTTATTGATGGCTTGTCTAAAAAAGTTGCACAAGCAATTGACATTGCTTCATTCCATGGACTTGAACCAAAATCAATGACAGATGCTTCTTTCAAAACAACAAACTCATTTGATGGTTTGATCACAGGGAATGTAGTTGCTTATGAAGCAAGTAAAATTGATGAAAATATTGATGCTGCCGTTGCAACCATCACAGCAAATGATTGCGAAGTAAATGGGATCGCATTGTCTCCTGCTGCAGGAGCAGCACTTGGAAACATCAAGGTAAACGGGGTAGTCCAATATCCTGAATACCGTTTTGGCCAAAATCCAGGATCATTTTACGGAATGAAGTCAGATGTCAATAAAACATTGACAACAGTTGCAAGTTCGGCTAAAAAAGACCATGTTATCGTTGGTGATTTTGAAAATGCCGTCAAATGGGGATATGCAGATGAAATTCCTCTTGAAATCATTAAATACGGTGATCCAGACGGAGCTGGTCGCGATTTGAAACGCTACCGTGAAGTTTGCTTGCGTACGCAAGTGTATGTAGGCTGGGGAATTCTTGACGAGCAGGCATTTGCTCGTGTGGAGGCTTAATATGGAATATATTAACAAAGAAACATTAGTGACAATTGAAACAGACAGTAAATTGGCAGGTGATTGGGTTCCTATTAGTGAATTCAAGGAAGAATATCGCCTTACTGTTCCAGAAATCAAGGAGAAACTTGATGAATTAGGTGTTGAGTATGATAGCAAGGCAAATAAATCTACTTTGCTTGATTTACTAATCGCAAATGAAGGGTGATTGAGATGGAAAACTTTGCAACAGTAGAAGATTTGAAAAAATTGTGGCGAGCGTTGAAATTCGATGAGGAAAAACGAGCCGAAGCGCTGTTGGAAGTTGTTTCTCATTCTCTTCGTGTTGAAGCTAAAAAAGTTGGCAAGGATTTAGATGGGTTGGTGGCTACTGACCCATCTTTTGCTATGGTCGTTAAGTCCGTCACGGTTGATGTGGTAGCTCGCACGTTGATGACCTCAACTGATCAGGAACCAATGACTCAGGTGGCTGAGTCTGCTTTAGGTTATTCCTTCAGTGGTTCTTATCTAGTTCCTGGCGGTGGTCTCTTTATCAAGGATTCAGAATTGAAACGTCTGGGCCTCAAAAAGCAAAGATATGGGGTGATTGATATCTATGGGACGGATTAAAGGAATTACTGTAACATTGATTGGAAAAACCAAGAATGGAAAGGATGACTTTGGTCATCCTATCTATGAGAATAAAGAAATTCAAGTAGAAAATGTTCTGGTTGTTCCGTCTTCGACAGAAGATGTCACCAATCAACTGAATCTTACTGGTAAAAAGGCCGCTTATACGCTAGGCGTCCCAAAAGGTGATCAGAACGAGTGGAAAGACCGTGAAGTTCGTTTCTTTGGGCGCAAATGGCGCACGATTGGCATTCCCTTAGAAGGCATTGAAGCCATGATGCCTCTGGAATGGAATAAGAAAGTGATGGTTGAAGCGTATGAGTAATACAAAAGTCAAGCTTATCGGTGCGGGTGTAGGAGCTCTTTTGAAATCCAAAGAGATTCAGGATATTCTGAACAAAGAAGCAACGGTCATTAAAAAAAGATGTGGTCCTGGCTATGAACAAGATAGCCAGGTTGGTAAGACAAGGGTCAATGCTATGATTTATCCAGCTACGCAAAAAGCAAAAAGAGATAATTTGAAAAATAACACTTTGTTGAAGGCGGTGCATTAGATGATTGAAATTATTATCAAGAAATATCTTGACGGTCATTTAGATGTACCGTCATTTTTTGAGCATGAAGCTGAAGCTCCCGATAGCTTTGTCATTATTCAAAAAACTGGCGGTAAGGAGCGAAATCATTCTGGTAGTGCGACCTTTGCTTTTCAAAGCTATGGCCCAACTATGCAGAAGGCTGCAGAGCTTAATGTGAAAGTGAAAAGTGCTGTGAAGGGATTGATTGAATTAGATTCAATCTGTGGTGTCCACTTAAACAGCGATTACAACTTTACGGACACTGAAATGAAACAATATCGATATCAAGCTGTATTTGATATTAATTATTTTTAAAAAAGGAGAAATTAAATGGCTACAGAAGCAAATGTAACGACTGCAAAACCTAAAATTGGAGGTGCGGTTTATTCTGCACCTCTTGGAACAGCACTTCCAACAGACGCAACTACAAAATTAGATGATGCGTTTAAAGCGCTTGGTTATATTTCAGAAGATGGTATGACCAATAGCAACTCCCCAGAATCAGAAAATATTAAGGCGTGGGGTGGCGTCGTTGTAAGTTCGGTTCAAAAGGAAAAGACAGACACTTTCAAATATATGCTGATTGAAGCATTGAATGTGGAAGTTTTGAAGGAAGTGTATGGACCAGATAATGTATCTGGGGATTTGTCTTCAGGAATTACGATTAAGGCAAACTCAAAAGAATTGCCACATCATTGTCTAGTTATCGAAACAGTCCTAAAAGGTGGTGTACTTAAACGTATTGTTATCCCTTCAGGAAAGGTAACTGCCATTGATGAAATCCCTTATAAAGATGGAAGTGTCCTTGGGTATGGTACGACAGTAACTGCTTTCCCTAACGCTGCTGACGACACACACTATGAATACATCAAAGGAGCTTAACTATGTCAAAACAAAATCGTAAAAAGAAAAATAAAGAAGCTGCGCCACAGATTAAAACAATTCGTGGTGTGACTTCAACCGGATTTGCTTTTGAAATTACAAAAGAGCGCTTGGAAAACTATGAGTTACTTGAAGTTATTGCAGAAGTAGATACAAATCCAGCAGTTTTACCAAAAGTAGTCAAACTTATGCTTGGTGACAAATCAGAAGATTTGAAAAACCATGTGCGGACTGCGGATGGCATTGTTCCTTTGGATAAAATGGGAGCAGAAATTAGTGAGATTTTCACAAGTCAGAACCAGTTAAAAAAATAGCGCTCCTTGCTAGAATGATTCAAACAGATGAAGATGCTCTTATTTGTGATTTAGCTGAAACATATGGGATTTTTGATTACAGACAGTTACCTGCTGACCAGGTAGCTGTTTTTGCTTTTGGTTTGAGAGATGATTCACGGATCAAACTAGCAATGACCAATAGCAAAGTTCCTTTTGAAACCTTTTTGCTTGCAGGTGTGCTTGATAGGCTTTCTGCTCTTGTGTGGTTTAAAACAACAGACGGTCAGAAAGGAATCAACAAACCATTAATGGTTGCAGAGGAGCTGACAGGTAAAACTAAAGCTAAAGAAAGTAAGGAGATGATCTTCGATTCTGGTGAGGACTTTGAAGAATATCGTCAGCAAATTCTAGAAAAGATAGGAGGTGAGGATTAGTGGCGACAGAAATAGCACAGGCTTATGTACAATTGATACCATCAGCTAGAGGCATTACTGGTAAAATCCAATCAATCCTCGATCCTGAAGCGAGTGCAGCAGGACAAAGTGCTGGACAGTCATTGGGGTCTAGTCTTGTTGGCGTTATGACGAAAGTTATTACAGCGGCAGGGATTGGCAAGGCATTTTCGGCGGCTATCAGTGAAGGAGCAGCGCTTCAACAATCACTTGGAGGTATCGAAACTTTATTCAAAGGTTCTGCTGACAAGGTAAAGGGTTATGCTAATGAGGCCTACAAAACAACAGGTTTGTCAGCTAATGCCTACATGGAAAATGTGACAGGCTTCTCAGCTAGTCTCTTGCAATCTCTTGGTGGTGACACTAATAAAGCTGCTGAAACAGCAAACATGGCTATGATTGATATGTCAGATAATGCTAATAAGATGGGAACATCAATGGGAAGCATTCAGCTAGCTTATCAAGGTTTTGCAAAACAGAACTATACTATGCTGGATAACTTGAAACTCGGCTATGGTGGTACGAAGCAGGAAATGGAGCGTCTTTTGAAAGATGCTGAAAAATTGACTGGTGTTAAGTACGACATTAATAACCTTTCAGATGTTTATAATGCCATCCATGCTATTCAAGAAAATCTAGACATCACTGGCACAACTGCTAAAGAGGCGGCATCTACTTTTAGTGGTTCTTTTGAATCTATGAAAGCAGCTGCTCAGAATGTACTTGGGAAGTTAGCACTAGGGGAGAATATCCTACCTTCTCTGCATGCTTTGCTTAAAACAACATCTACCTTTCTTTTTGATAATTTTTTACCAATGGTT